CATCGTTGAGTTCGTCCGGAACTACAACGTCATGGCCATCGGGGTCGACGAAGGCGGCGTAGGCGACGTGGTGATCGGCCGTCTCAAGGTTTTGATGCCGGACATCGACATCGTCCCCCTGGGCTCGCAGCGGCCGGACCAGTCCAAGCGCTGGAAGCACCTCATGGAGCTGATGGACCGGGGGTTCCTCTCCTGGCCCGCGCATGCCTACACCAGGCGCCTCAAGTCGTACAAGCGCTTCCGGCAGCAGATGGAAGACCTGGAGAAGAAGTTCGAGGGGCCCTACGTGCTGGCTGAGGCGCCCAAGGCTGCTGACGCGCACGACGACTACGCCGACTCCCTCGCGCTCGCCTGCGTGCTCACCAAGGAGTACCAGATGCCTGAGGTCGAGGTCTCCAACAGGAGCTGGTGACCCGTGCAATCGATACCCGTGAACCGATAGACAATGGTTCTTGGGAATCTATAACCTGGAATCTTTCCAGGTCGAAGGGATCCAGCATGAACCTCAACCCGCAGCAACTCGGTGGTGGGGTCGGCGCCAGCCCGATCCAGATAGCCCGCCACGGCGGGCGGCAGTATCAGCGGGCGAACGGCCTGCGCATCTTGGAGACTCACCCGAACCGCACGGTGGTCGACCTCACCGCCATCAAGCACGTAGCAGCCACCTACAACGCGCTCCCGGACCACGACCCCGCAGCCGTACCGGCGTTCCGCGCGCTGGCCGAGGAGACGAAACGGCAGTTCGAGCACCTGACCCGACCAGTCCACAAGGGCGGTATGGGGTTCGACGTCAATGTCTCCCGTGAGGACCCCTATGACACGTCCAAGCCGGGCGGTACGCGGGAGTTGTTCAACGACATCGCCAACCGCAAGGTGACCGTGCTGTCGACGGCCACAACCGGTGGACACCCAGTCTTCTCCAACGACGAGAACAACATGTTCCGCGCCGTGCACGACGTCTTCGGCCATGCAGGAACCGGCCGAGGTGTCGACCGCCACGGCGAGGAAGCGGCCTACCGCAGGCACGCAACCATGTTCAGCCCACTCGCCCGACAGGCCCTAGCCTCCGAGACCCGAGGACAGAACCACGCCATGATCAATGCAGGCGGTCAGTTCCAGGACCAGAAGATCGTCATCATGCCCGCGCACGTGCGCCGCTTCGCCTTCGTGGCGCCGCGTACCGCCGACGCGCTTCATACTTCGATGACCCAGGCAAGGCAGTTCCATCAGAATCAGGGGCTCGACCGATGAACGATGCCTGGAACTACCCCGGTTGGACGGCACAGCAGCCATTTCCTACCGAGCCGATACCCCCCGTGGTGACCCTCCCGCCCAATTTCACGGAAGTCACCGTCACTGCCCGCTACGTGGACGACCGGGGCAAGGCCCTCAACGGCTCCATGGTGCGCTTCACCCCGTCGGTTCAGCGTGTTGCCGACGGGGACACCGTCGTGTGGCTGAGGAAAGTCGAGGAGCGCATCGAGAAGGGAATCCTCACGGTGAAGCTGCTGGCCACCGATGTCTCCGGCGTGATTCCCGGATTCCACTGGCACGTCCATGAGTGCTTTCCGGGCGGTGAGGAGTACGACATCCTCGTCCCCGCCGCATCCGAATCCCCGATAAGCCTTTTCGCACTTCCAAGGGCTATCGCTAGTTAACAATCGATTCCGTAATCCTCTTACGCTTGGTTCGTCACCTCGCTATCGGAAGAGGATTACGGAATGGCTGGAAATCTCGCACCCGACCCGCAGTTTCAGGAGCGGGTCGGCACGGTCTACGAGCGGAAGTTCGGCGACAACGGCGCACGGCGCGGTCCTCTCCGCTTCGAGGAGGGTGTGGCCACCGACACCGACGTTCCCAATGAGTTCACCAAGGGCGTCATGCAGGGGTACATCACTGCCCCCGGCCGCCCGAACCACAACGCGAACGTCTACGAGAAGTACCCGGAAGAGACCATGGCGGAGCGGGCCCACGTCGGCTCCGCTTCCTGGGTCGAGGCGCCGACCTACCTCAACGAGTTCGCCCATGGCTCCTTCTCGGACTACGCGGCTGTCTCCTACGAGCAGGTCGACCGCAACGGCGGCCGGTACGAGCGGCTCAGCCCGGCAGTCGTCGAGGACTGATCCATGGTCGCCTTCAACGACCGCCGTCGTGCCCCCAAGGCGTCTGTCGATGACGTCGTTTCCCGGCTGACCCTGTCCAAGGGCGAAACCGTCGGGAAGCGGCTCATCGACGACCGCTATCTCGTACGCGGAATTCCCGTGACCGACGAGGACGGCGCCAAGAGGCGCGAATACGTCCTCCACGAAGTCCTGCCCACAGGAGATGTCCTGGTGCGCGGAGACGTCTACGGGAGCCGTCGAGAGGCGAAGAAGGACACCCGCAACCTCAAGCCCACCCGCGTCATCGATATCTGAGTCGGAGAAGCATGAACGCCATCTCTTTCGCCAGCCCCAGCATGAGGGCTTCGGGGTCGGACCTTACGGTCTCGATCTCGCCTCTCGGGTTGGTCGAGCTGGCCGACGAAGAGTTCGAAGTGCATGGGCCCCGGCTCAACCGGTACAGCCAGAACTTCGCATACTACCTGGGACATCACTGGGGGTACCGGCGCGAGGCGGGAGAAAGCCAGATCACGTTCAACTACGTGAAAGCTTTCGCCGACTACATCAACAACTTCACGTTCGGGCGCGGCGTCCACTTCAAGAGCGTGAAGAGCTACGAGCACATCATCCCGGGCCTGCTCAACAGGGTCTGGGAAGTCGACAACCGCAAGCAGCAGCTGCTGTGGGAGATGGGCCAGCAAGGCGGCGTCTCCGGTGACTGCTTCGTGAAGGTCGCGTACGAGCCTGCATTCGAAGACAACTTGGGGCAACAGCAGCCGGGCCGCGTTCGCATCCTTCCGCTCAACTCCGCATTCTGCTTTCCAGAGTTCCACCCGCACGCACGGGACCGCCTGATCCGCTTCAAGCTGAAGTACCGCTTCTGGGCGACCGGCGAGGACGGCACGCGGTCGGTATACACCTACGTCGAAGTCCTCACGGACGACACGATCGAGGAGTATCTGAACGACGAGCTGATCGACTCCCGGCCGAACCCGCTGGGGATCATTCCCGTCGTGCACATCGCCAACACCCAGGTATCCGGCTCCCCCTGGGGCCTCTCCGATATCGCCGACATCATCAGCCTGAATCGTGAGTACAACGAGAAGGCTACGGACATTTCTGACATAATCAATTACCATGCCGCCCCGGTGACCATCATCACGGGCGCCAAGGCGTCGAACTTGGAGAAGGGCCCACGCAAGGTCTGGGGTGGACTCCCCAAGGACGCACAGGTTTTCAATTTGGAGAATGGCGTCGACCTCGCGGGACCCATGCAGTACCTGGAAGTCCTCAAGCGCTCGATGCACGAGCTGACCGGCGTACCGGAAACGGCGCTGGGACAGATGCAGGCCGTGTCGAACACCTCCGGCGTGGCACTGGCTATCCAGTTCCAGCCGATGATGCAGCGCTACAACATGAAGAAGTTGCAGTACCAGGTCGGCCTCCAGAAGATCAACGAGATGGTCCTCAAAACCCTCTTCACCTTCGAGCCGGAAACGCGCCTGTACGACCCTCTCACCGAGGGCATCATGCGTGACGACCAGCCACCTATGGTCGATGTGCTGGACCCCATGGCGTACTTCACCGAGTGCGAATGGCCAGCACCACTTCCGATCGACGCTCTCGTCAAACTCAACGAGATTCAGGCGAAGATGTCCCTCGGCCTGGAATCCATGCGAGGTGCTCTGCATGAGTTGGGTGAGGAGTTCCCCGACGAGAAGATGGCAGAGATATTCAAGGAGCAGATCGAGGACGCCAAGCAGCAAGGCGCACTGCGAATGCTAAAGGCGCAGATCGACTCTACTATCCTTCAACTTACGGGAATGCCGCCTGATGGGGTGGATGCGCCTGCGCCGCAGACTGACGCCGAGGGCAACCCCGTCAATCAGCCTGCGGGTCCGAATCCGGTGACGCTGCCCGGTGGAATCGACCTCGGTTCCATAACGGCGCCCGAGATTCAGAAGATGACTAATGAAATCGTGACACAGGCGTATGGCCCACGTGCGGGACTTCGCCGAAACCCGGACACCAACACCGACTAGGAGTCAACGCGCATGTCGCTTCATACCCAGGGCATTTCGCTGCCCGCCGGAACCATTCTGGGCCACCGCAAGGACGGCCGCCTGATCTTCAACATCGCCGGTGGTGCCCCGGAGCCGGGTGAGCCCGTCATCACCATCCCCAACACCACGGTCGAGGCCACGCCTCCCCAGACCACCGCAGAACCCCGCTTCTCCGCCGAGGACATCCAGAAGGCCCGGCAGGAGGAGAAGGACAAGCTGTACAAGAAGATGCAGGCGATCGAGGACCAGAACAAGACCTTCCTCGCCGAGATCGAGGAGCAGCGCAACGCCCGCGAGGCCGCGAAGGCCCAGGAGGCCGAGGCCCAGCGCCTGGCCCAGGAGGCTGCGAAGGCCAAGGCAGAGGAGGACCTTTCCGCCAGGGACCTCCTGGCCGTCAAGGAGCAGGAGTGGTCCAAGCGCTTCGAGCAGATCGAGCAGGAGCGCGACCAGGAACGCCTCGTGCGCGAGAAGGAAGCAGAGTTCCACAACCTCCAGACCTACATCCAGCGCCGGGTCGGTGAGGAGTCGGAGAACATCGCTCCCGAACTTCTCGACCTCGTCACTGGCAATACTCCTGAGCAGATCGAGCAGAGCCTGACGACGCTCAAGGCAAAGACTCAGGCCATTCTCGACTCTGTTCAGCAGGCTGCTGTTCAGCAGCGGTCCCAGATGCGTGGAGTCAGCCCGACCGGCTATTCCACGACTGGGCCCATGGACTCAGAACCGGGACACAAGTCGTATTCGGTGTCGGACCTCAAGGACATGCCGATGTCCGAATACGCCAAGATCAGGGGCCAGTTGGGCGTCGGTCAGGCGGCCAACAACAATCGCGGTCTGTACTCCTAATTCGGAGTACCAAACACACTAAGGAACACGGCTTATGCCAAGCGCGATCACCGGTACTCCGAACCTCTCGGCTTCGCCGACGAACTACTCGGGCGCCAACTCCACTCTCGGCGCAGCGATCCAGACCATCTGGTCGAAGGAAATCCTCTTCCAGTCGATGCCGATCCTGCGATTCGAGCAGTTCGCCGTCAAGAAG